CTCCGTTACTTGTGTGATGAATATGTCTCTGCTTAGCATCAGCAAAGATTTCATCGCAACACATACAACATTCATGTGTGTACAGATATTCTAAGAAGCCCTCGGATATTCCGTACCGTCTTGAGTTTATTTCAATACTCTTACACGGCTTGCAAATATGCTCGTAACCAGATTTATTTCTACTGTTAGAGTAGAAACTTTCTAGCGACTTATCTTTATTACATCTGCGACACTTCACCACCGTACCTCTTGTCTAACGAGAGTTTCCAGCAAATGGCTGCGTTTGCACTTTAACATCGCTGTTAAAGGGGTCTAGTCTTAAACCATGTTTTCTTCGAGGATCGCGAGCGACTCTTGTGCCCAGATCTCGGGAACCATCGGATCGTTGTCATTTACAAAACAAATCAAATTGCGAAACAAGTTCATTATGAACTCCTTGTGGTGTTAATTACAAAACTATACCACCCAGGTAATCAATGCAGGCTACCCCTGGTAATAGCCCGCCCTACCCGGCCACCCGGTGAAGTAGATCGAAGGCGCGGACAATCAATCTACTTGGTTCGCTTGCGAAGTCCCAATTGCTCGGGGTGTTCCGCACGCAGTTTTCTATATTGGTCGGCTGTCAATTTTGACACGTCAACTTTACCACCGCCTGAACCAGAGCCACCGGCAGCCGAGCCAGAACCGACCCCGCTGACCACGTTAGCCTTGAACAGGTTACCGTAAAGTTGAGGCAACTCTTTCATTCTCTTAACGGCGTCTTGCGGAGACCGAAGAGTCTTGATGTTCTCGCCAGTCTTCTCGTCAATATCAGGGAAGTCAATCATCGGGACAATCTTGCCCGTTGACTTACCGTCGCCGTCGATCTCGTCACGCAGTTCAGTCATAGGTCGCAGCAATCCGATAATCTGGGTCGGATTGAAAGCCTCTCCACTGGCTGCGGCACCCTGCAATGAGGTTTGGATGACCTGATCCTTGTACATGGCTTCCCACTTAGTGGCTCGCCCTTTCAACTCTCCAAGTTCATTCTCATACTTAGAAGCGGCCTGCTTCTTCTCGAATTCCATTTGCTGTTCTTTTGTTCGGAAACTCTTCTGCAAATCTTCCAGCTCTGTTTGCAGGCGACTGCGCTGCTCAGAAGCAAGGGTCTTGTCTTGCAAAATACCTTGGTAACTGGATTCCAGTTGCTTGAATTTCTCAACGTGCTTGCGTCGGTCTTCGGCCAGGAACTTGTTCACATCGTCTTGATTGAACGTACCTCCCGTACCTGTCTGGGCGGCTGCTGCTGCGGCTGCTGCTGCGGCTGCATCGTCTTCACCCTCGAAACAAACCAACGAAAACAAACTTTTCTTAGTCATCAAAACCCCTAACGAAGTTAGTCAGCCCTACGTAAACGAATGATACGACCGTCGCACAGGTATGGCTTCAGCCATCTCCACGCAGTACCGGTCGGGATACCATACAAAAGGTATTCGCTACTCGTGTCGCCGTCAGCGTAGGTGGTCTTAACGGCGGAGTAACTTTGAGACTTAACTCGCATCCCGTCGAGGGCTGCGTCGGGATCAAAGCCATCCAGCAAGGCATAGGCTATGTCCCACTGGGCCATTTTAATGGGCTCAGGGACCAGTGTGTCCCTACCCCGTGGGAACTCTAAAGGTTGAGCAGCGTTGGCTACATCAATAGCAGCCTGAGTCGGTGTGTCAAGAAGTACACCGTCACTGTCGTACATGATAAGGTACAGGCTATTCTTTACCCCACGGTAGTTAAGATTGTCAATGATTTGACAAGCCTGAGTAAGAGCCTTAGGTTTGTCAGTAGGTACAGCAGTAGTCCAGGCTGTCGAATGCAGCCTGTTGGCGAAATATGTATTAGCTGCTGCTAGATTGTCATAATAAGCCATTTACTCTGCTCCCTTCTCAAGTGATTTACCTTCGCCGCGAACAGGAGGAGAGTCGTCGACTTCCAGGGTCGTGTCGTTAGCTTCTGCACGCTCGTCTACACCTTCCGTGTTAGTCATCGCTAGTTCGGGGATACCACGCGCTCCCATGCTCTCGTTCTTGATTTCCATAGCGGCAATCTGTGATTCCGTCTGGGCGTCAAGCAACGCTTTTGCACGAGCAAGACGATCCTCACGAGCAATCAGGTACTCGTCTTCCGAGAATCCGAGTGCTATCGAGGCCGTTTGCTCACCGACCAGCCCGACTTCTTGAGCGCGAATGATTACTTCGGGGTTACTGGTCGTGTACTCTGCCTTGTCAATCTCAGAGAATATATCGTCGAGAGTAGAGACACTAACTCTTCCAGACAGAAGGGCAGTTACAATGTTCTTAGAAAGTTCTTTCTTCACTGTATTACCGGGGACCGAGTACATTAAGTCAGACAGGGACTTGGCTTCCATTATGCGGTCTTGGTCGTTCTTCAGAGAGTATCGGTCAGGGTACTTTATCGTTGCTACCTGTTGCTTGGCTTTGTTCTTGTTCTCGTAGGAAGCCCAGAATGTAGCGATTGTGCGCTCTGCGCTCTCCAACACTAAGCCGATGTAAGATAGACCCGCTTCAAGACCCTGGTCACTCATCTTAATTGCCTCGGCTGAGGCAGCTCGTGAGCCCATCTTGTTCTGAACTTCCAAGTTCACCAACTTGCGAATGTCGTCTTCAAGTTTCTCTTGTAACCTGATAGATGCGTTAAGAGGTTCAGGCGACGGATGAATGAATCCAGGTCGCTCAGCCTTCAAGTCATAGGTACGCCCGTGACTTACCCCAACTCTTGCTTCTTTACCAGGGGAAGTATTATCTGATGCACCTGAAGAACCCTCATCGCTGATGGATTCCTTCAAGTGGTCACCCATCGCTCTTAGGTCCTTTTGCTCCGTGTAAAACGGGTAGTTGGATTTTAGAGCGTAACTCACATCACTTGAACCGAGATTCAAGAGCGCTGTTTGATGTTTGTAAACGTCTTTAAGCAGGCTACCTTGAATGTCCACCATCGTGAAAGGTATACGTGTTAACTCTAACTCAACAATACTGTTCGGGTCAAAGTCACCCGCGATATTGATAGGGGTTTCGTCTTCGTCGTATAGTTGCATGTTGACTCGCCCAGTATCTGGGTTAATCCACATCAATCTGTATCTAGTGTAAGTTCCCGATGGCAACTCGATGCCCGGCATGTACATAGTGTTGTAGTCGACGCCTCTATCTCTTAGTAAGATAGCTTGAAACTCCCCAGGAGCCTCTGGCTTAGTGGCCGTCCAGGAAAGAATATCCTCGACCGGGTAATGATAAACGTAGGGACGCTTGTCGCCAATGTCTGCCAGCGTCGCCCCTTCGAGTCTCGGCATGTCTACATAGATTCCGCAGCGACCCATGACCAGCACTTCAGTAAGGACGGTAATACCTATAAAGTGTTGCATCGAGGAACCACTGTTGTCGACTCCGCCGATCTCCCCTGCTGAAGCCTTCATGTACGCGGGACTGCCGTCACGTCTGGTAACATCCCGAAGACGCTGAAAAATTGCATTGCGAATGTCGTTTATTGCCGACTTAGCGTAGCACGGGATCGGCGTAAAGAAGCGGCGTGTCTGGAAGTCGGCTTCCGTTTCACGCTCGCTAAACTTGCGCAGATTACGTTGCACGTAGTCAGGGCCACCCTCGTAGCACTCCCGCCATTCGTTCCACCACGATTGGTCGGCAAGGTACCCTGGATGGCGTGTATCTATGATTCTAGTTGTCATGACCATACTAAATTACCTTCTCGGTTACGTCACCACCACTGACTACCCCTGCTGCTAACACGAGCGCTATTTCCGAATAGTTCAAAGCGTGAGCAAAGTGATCTGGACCTGTTGAAAGATAAGTAGCCTTGGGGTTACCAACATCATCCTTCTCGTAAGTTCTAACAAGAGCCTTAACATGCTCTTTGAACTCCATTGAAACGTCCGCAGGCAGCTCGATTCTGTTGGCATGAAATCGCCCACACGTAGCGTCGAGCCAATTCACTCGATCCACGGTCACGATGGGGGCACTACCGTCCTCTTCAGTTATCGAGCATTCTTTCCCCGTCTGCCCTCGTCGATACCGACAAAGGTATACATAGCCAGGGAAGCGGCGGGCGAATCGGCGCGCATCGTTTATCTGAGGATCTGCGTCTATCACGCAGCACTTAATTTGCCACTCCCGCA